TATCAAAAAACCCATCTAAAAGTTCTGATAAATCTTCATCTTTTATGTTCATTTTTATTTTCATAATTTTATCCCCTGTTTTTGGGTCAATTACCGCTATATATCTATATTTAGATTCTTTTATAGATTCTAATATTAAATATACTTTACTAGCCACGTTAAAAATTTGGTCCATTTTATAATAAATATCTTTTTTAATCAATTTAAGTTTGTTTTACCCAAAATAAACTTTATCTTTATAGAATGAAAATAGGATATGCTTGTATTAATATGACTTTGGGTTCACAAAAACCTAAAATTACCACCAATCGGGGGATGGTACGTAAAACTTTCGACCAAAAAGGTATTACTTACGTCTCAGAATTAGCTTTACAAAACATTTTAGACTTAATTGAGGTTGTAAAATGGAACCACAAAAATGGTATTCATTTTTATCGTATGTCTTCTGATATGTTTCCTTGGATGTCGGAGTATGAATTTACTGATTTACCTGATTATGAAAAAATAAAAAAACTACTTTCAGGTTTAGGTACTTTGGCCGAAAAATACAACCAACGTTTAACTTTTCACCCTGGACCATTTAATGTTCTTTGTTCACCAAATGAAGATGTTGTTAAACGTACAATCAATGATTTAGATAAACATTCACAAATCATGGATATGATTGGTTTATCTACCACGCCGTACAACAAAATCAATATACATATTGGTGGCGTATACGGTGACAAGCAATCTGCTATGGAACGCTGGGTCAATAACTTTCACCTCCTATCAAAAAACACAAAAAGTCGCCTTACAATTGAAAATGATGATAAGACATCTGCTTATACTGTAGCTGATTTAATGTACATCAACGAAAAAACTAGTATTCCAATCGTATTTGATTATCATCATCATACTTGTCACCCTGATGGTATGTCACATGAAGAGGCTTTAGTAATGGCTATGTCTACTTGGCCAAAAGGTATTACACCCATTGTACATATTTCAGAACCTCGTGACGAAAAAAACTTTAGAGCACACCACGATTATGTAGTTAATGAGGTTAACACTTATGGATATGACGTTGATATCATGATGGAGGCTAAAGCAAAAGAGCTAGCCGTATTAGAATATTGTAAAAAATATAATAATCTTATTATGGGTTAATCATTGATATGTTGGTTTTATTTTTTTATGTTTAGAGAAATGGGTAATACAATAAAAATAAGAAATTCTAATGATTTATGGTGGACTGATATTTTATTATCTGAAGCCTATACTTGGGATAATTTTGAAATATCTTACCTTGGTCCTGAAAATTGTTTTGTTTTAGTTAATGGTGAAAAAATGGAAATGTCCATTGATAGTTACCAACAGATAATGGATAATAAGGCTTTTAAAATAAAGTTCGGTATTAAAAGTCATGATTTTAAATTTTAAATATGAGAAAAAGTTTAATGTTTAGGTTTACATTAATTTATTTTTTAGGTATAACGATATTTTGGTTTTTAAATGAAATAGTAAAATTATCGATGAAATTTGAAACCATTATGGTATTGAGTTTCATTTCTTCTTTTTATTATATATTATTTTCTATTGATGGTAGAATTAATGATAATGAAGAGTTGACTAAAAATAATTATTGGCAATTAAAAAACCAATTTAAAAGAAAAGGTAATGCAAAAGAAAAAAAAGACTCCAATAAGCAAGTGTTGTAACGCACCTGTACATTTTATGCCTCCATCTGTGGGTGAACCAGGACAATTTTTTTGTACAAGGTGCTCTAAGTTTTGTGAAATTAAAATAGAAAATAAAGATGAACAGTCTAGATAAACAATATACAAATTTACTCCAAGACATCCTAGACAACGGAATAACCAAATCCGATAGAACCGGAACGGGTACGATTTCTGTTTTTGGTCGTCAGATTCGTCATAAAATGAGTGAGGGGTTTCCATTGCTCACCACAAAGAAGATGGCTTGGAAAACTATGGTAACAGAATTACTATGGTTCCTACGTGGTGATACAAACATTAAATACCTTGTTGATAATAATTGTCATATTTGGGATGGTGATGCATATAAGAGGTTCTTAAATGAAACAATTAAGATTGAACCTATAGATGCTAAACAACGAGCAATTGAACAATTACTAAATAGTAAAGAGTCAAAAGAAGAATTCATCAACAAAATCAAAACAGATGATGAGTTTGCTAAAAAGTGGGGTTCACTCGGTCCCGTGTATGGTAAGCAATGGAGAAGTTGGGAGCATAATACAGGTGATACTTGGACTGGGATGAAACACAACCAATCCATTAAAACCAAAATAGACCAAATCACAAATCTAATCAACGACCTTAAAACAAATCCAGACTCAAGACGTTTGATGGTTAATGCTTGGAATGTTGGAGAATTGGATTCAATGGTACTTCCACCTTGTCATTATGGATTTCAAGTTTATACAAGAGAGTTGAGTTGGGAAGAACGTAGAGATTTATTGACTAAAGAACAATTTCGTGATGAGTTTGGATATCTTAGTCCATTTACAGAACCGATTATAAACTACTATTTGAATAGTAAAAATATACCTAAACGAGCAATCTCATTAATGTGGAATCAAAGATCGTGTGATTTTCCGCTTGGGATCCCCGCAAATATAATGTCCTATGCTCTATTACTAATGATGTTGGCGAAACAAGTTAATATGGTTCCTGAAGAGTTAATTGGTAATTTAGGTGATTGTCATATTTATCTTAATCAAATTGATGGTGTTAAAGAACAATTAACTAGAGAACCATTTTCATTACCAAACGTTAGGTTATCGGATAAAGAATTTAATGATGTCTCAGAGTATACTTTGGATGATATTATTTTAGAAAACTACCAATCACATCCTAAAATATATTTCCCACTTTCTAATTAATTTTTAGGGTTAGAGTTTAATTTTTCTTGTTATGAAGATATTTATAATAAAGGAAAGTTATGGTTGGGATTTACAGAATAAAAAACTTGGTTAATAAAAAATGTTATTATGGATCATCTAAAAATATTGAAAAAAGATGGAAAACACATTTGAATCAATTAAGGAATAAAAAACATATAAATTGTATTTTACAAAAGGCGTGGAATAAATATGGTGAAGATAATTTTATTTTTGAAATCGTTGAGGAATGTGAATTTAAAAATATATTTGAGGTTGAACAAAAATATATAGATACTTGTGGTGATTACAATATAGGTTTAAAGGCTAGTGGGGGTGATAATTTAACCAAAAACCCAAATAGAGATAAAATTATTGAAAACATAAAAAAAGGTAGTAAACTATGGAGAGATAGTTTGTCGGATGAAGAAAGAAAAGAAAGATTTTCAAAACCGTTAGACAAGAATCCAAACTGGAGAGGAGGTAGTACTTTTGTTTATTGTGAATGTGGAAAAAGAATAGGTTATAGTCATACTCATTGTAATCAATGTAGACCTAGAAGTAACAAAAATAATCCTTTTTTTGGTAAAACACATTCAGAAGAAACAAGAAAAATATTAAGAGAAAGAATGTTGGGTAATATTCCTATTAACAGGAAGGAGATAGTAATCAACGATATTGATTATATAAGTTATAATGATGCTTCTGATAAATTAGGAATACCCGTAACAACCATTAGGTGGAGGGTTTTAAGTAAAAACCCAAAATACAAAGACCATTATTTCAAAGGAGAAATAAAAGTTTGTTTCAGTAATGAAGAACAAAAAGAAAGATTAAGTAACCCACAAAAAGGTAAAACAACTACCTTCAACAAACCATTTCTTATTGATGGTGTAGAATATAGAACATTAAAAGACGCAAGTGACATTTTAAATATTCATCCTATGACAATAAAAGGTAGATTAAAGTCACCAAAGTTTGACAATTACAAATATAAAGATTAAAATTAAAAACTATGGATAGAGATAAATCGTGGGATGATCCACAAGAAATAGAAGGGTCTGAAATTGTAATTAATGAACCATCTATGTTTAAAGCCTACACTCCACCTAAAGTGGTTGGAGGATACCGAATAGGAAAAGAACTTAACGGATCAATACAATTCAACCTTACTTATAAACCAAACTTCATACACAGATTTTTTATGAAAATATGTTTGGGTTGGTATTGGTTTGATCAAAAATAATTATTATAATTAAATTATGAAAAAGATATTATTACCCCTATTTGGACTTTTAATTATGTCCTCTTGTATTACAAGAAAAAATTTATTGACAAAAAACGAAATAAAAAATTGGAAAGTTGTTAATGATACGCTTATGTATAACAACACACCTACTGCGGTTTTCACTCATTATGAAATAGAATTATATAGAGGAAAAGTGGTTAGAGAGTTATGTCTTGAACAATTAAACGATACTGTTACAACAATTGACAACATCATTTATTATGTTCATACACTTCATCATAATGATAAAGTTCAAGTAATATCAACGTATAAAAGATAAAAATGAGTATTATGAAAAAACTTATTTTAACATTAGGGTTGTTGTTTAGTACTTTTTTAACAATAGCACAGATTGGTGTAATCACACTCAAAAAAAATGAATCAGTACCACTTAATATGTGGTATACTATAGATGAAAAAGATAGAGAGGATAATCTATATATCACTTTTGATAATGAAGATTTAGCAGTATATACTCTTGGTAATATACTGGGTCAATTTGATATGGAGATAGATTTACCAAATGATAAAGATGTTGATGGTGACCCTTACTGGACAGTAGAACAAGAAAATGGTTATATAAGTGATATTTACTATATCAAAGAAAAGAACTATTCATTATACACAATAACAATCGTCTCAGCTTGGGGTGGTGAATAAATTAAAAGATATGAAAACTATAACAACAATTTTATTTTTATTAACAACCATGTTTGTTAATTCTCAATCATTAAATCATTTAGATTATGTGAGTGCATCAAATCTATATGTGTCTACAAATAAAAAACAAGTTTTAACCAAATATGAAACAAGTCCTGAACCTATGTTTATATTATTTTATGGGGATGGAGAAGTCTCAAATTTAAAAAATTATGATTACATTGTTTTTAACACAAAAAGTGATTTATTGGGTTTTTTAAATATCACTGAAAGGTCAATTTTAAAAAATAAAACAATTACCCATATAATGGAAAAAAATAAAGTTAAAATGGAAGGTGTAACCAGTCAAACAGCTGAATTAAATGTCAATAAATACTATTTTTATTTAAACGTAGCAAGTATAAACGACATTAAAAAACAATTGAATGACTAGATGGGTTTTATTAAATTTTTAATAGTATGGATATCACAAAATTTATCAATTCCGTTTTGGGTGATAGGTCATATCCATTTATCATTAAATATATACAAAGACTTATATGAAATATTAACTTCTTTTGGTTTGAACATTATTGTAGCTATAGGTTTTTATTTAGACTGGAGGG